AATGAAGTGACTCTTACTCCACTAGGTAACCCTCCGACTATGTCAAAAATTTTCTTCTCTCCATTGATTTCTCCGGACAAGGTAGATTTCGAATAAGACTTAACTACTCTGTCAATATAATCCAAATACTGTATCCTGTCTTGTGCTGGCACAGTGTTTACGCCTATGTTAAGATATTTGCTCACTATTTCCTGAACCTCCCAAGTTGTTCCTTGATGATCAAAAGAAGCATAGTCAAATGGTAGTGAAAAACATCCTTCTTTAAAAAGACTTTGTGTTTTGATTGTTCGCTCAAGAGTTTGTATTGGTTTTTCATCTAGCGTGATTCCTTCCCACTGAGTATAAATATGGCCTACTGCTCTACACAGATAACTCTGCATAATGTATGGTTCAATTCCCGATGCTACCGCTATACGAACTTTGCCTAGCTCGAATTTAAGTATAGCTTTCGATGTCAATGTCCCGTCCCAGCCGTCTACTAGTTCGAATAGTTCATCTGTCGTGTATAGATCCATAAGCATGTTTTTGCGTGCCTTGAAATGTCCATGCTTGTCTCCCAACTCCCATTTCACTCTACCAATAGTAGATGATCCACTAGTCAACCATTCTCCCGAAGCTATATATTCTTTCAAAGTAACGTAATTTCGTCCCATATAATTGTCTGTTGTCATTATCTTAGTAGTAGCATCCGCAAATTCCTTTCTCCACAACTCTGGCTCTATCCCATGAACATTCCCTCCATCTGCTAAAGCTTTAACTTCGGCAAAATAATCAAACAAACCATCTTTCCCAGATCCTGGGAAAGGCAAAGAAGGGTATCCTAACAATGTCGGCAATTCCGAATAGTACTGTTTTGTTAACAATTTGTCGGTTTTCCTCTTTTTGACCCAGGCTGAAACAACCTTGCTCTTATCCTGAAAAACATCCCACGAATTTAAAATCCCTGTAGCTTGGAGTTTCCTGAACTGGTCCTCCCCAAAACTAAGAATATAGACACACAAATTACTCATTGTGATGTAATCTAATCTTGTAGAAGATATTGCCCTCCATTCGCTAGAAGTCATTACTTTAACAAAATCAATTATCCTAAAACGTCTTAAGTACAAGTCTTGTTTTACTCGTGGGGGAAAGAGTTCTTGACATTCTTTGTCATTTTTGGGCTTGTGAGTAGGTGTATGCAACACTAGTTTCTGATCCACTTCTTTCGTGATGTGACGGAGTATCTGATCGTTATCATAGGTTTTAATATCGTACAAGTTGTGAGTAAGTTTTGCGACTGTTCTTATCTGCGGATTTCTGTTCATTGCTAGAGCTACTAACTTATTAATCTCTTCCATTGTGGGTAAAGTGTTAACGTCTATGTTATTTTCCTTAGCATAACGTCTTATACTATCGAGGAACTGGGTTCGGACACCAACTTCGCATCGACAACCTGATCCATTACACTCGGCTTGGGAGGTTGCGTTAGCTTGTCGACTACCGCAGGCGCATCCTCCTTTACCTGTAAAACCGACTTCTGGAAAGCATCCCATTTGTTCGGTTTGTTTGAAAAGATCGTTATGTTTGGCTGCTTTCGAACATCCGCGAGTAGCCAAGCGTCGAATGCCAATCTCTGAAGTCTTTCCATTGCGTTGATGAGTGGCGCTGCGTTTGCCAGAGCCATGTATGCAAATATCCTAGTTCCAGCATTGTCAGCAAATCGGTTGCAGATAGTATTAGCGGTCGTTATACCTGCTGGTCTGTTGGTTCCAGGATACAAGGGCATTGGCCTGGGTTTTGAAAACGTGCCGTTTTGCAGATAGTTAGCGATGGGCAAAGGATTCGAAGCATAGTCAGCTATCGTTCGCACCGGTTGGTTCCAGATCAGCCTCATGTTCCACATTGACTCATCTCCAGCGTCAGGTCTTTCATTAGAGTCTAGTGCTGGGTTTACCATGTCCTTTTCTAGATATGCACTGACCAGAGTTGTCTGGTTGTTTCTTAGCACATACAACCCTTGATCTGATCCGTAACCCGCCGTGGAGTCCTCTCCCAATGGTGGAGGGTATGGATGAATCCATTTCGGCAACCCGCTGCACATTATGTCTATGAAC